CGCCTTGACCTGCTTCGTGTACGCCATGGCGCGAGCAAGAGCCTTCGTATAACGCTTGCTGAGCGAGTCGTACAGGTTGTCTTCAACCGCTTCTTCCGTGATGGAGAAGCCGAGAGCGATGGTCTCGTGGCTGTAACGAGCAGTCCACGCTTCCTGTGCGTTGTCATACGCAATCGCAGCACCTTCGTTCTTTACGGGAGCGGCGCTGAAACCAGAAAGCTTGGTCTCTTCTTCAAAGGAACGCTCGGAGGTCTCAGTCTCGTAGATCTCCTTGTGCTCCTCACCATAGGTCTTGTACTCAAGGCCGAACAGGGCGTTCAAACCCGGAAGGAGCTCTTTGAGTAATTGTGCACGTGAAATAGCCATGTCTTAGAACTCCCCTATTAGGTTCCGAGCGGGTTGTAGTAAGCGTGACCACCCACGATCAGTGAAGTGTCCGTGATATACGGAGCATTAAACTTCACAATGACCTCTGGGTAGTACACCGTACCGCTGGAAACAAACGCCGTGTCCTCAACCACATCAACGATGCGGATCGGCAACGAACGTGTAGTAGCAACCGAGCCAACACGAACGCCCTGCTGCGAATCGTTGGTCGTCGTATTCAACGTGTTAGCAACCAATTCAACGTTGGTACCAACATCGCTGTACACAAAGCCGCCCGTGGTCGAAACCACCAGCGAAGCCGTCACACCAACAACCTTGAACAAGGTGTCCGGATCATCAACAACATACGCATAGATAAACGTATTTGCCTTGACCGAAGTACCCGAAATCCAAGCCTGCGAGTAGGTCGGCTGACCCGTCACAGAGGACACGTAATTGCAGCCCAAAAACACACCGGCAAAACCGGAGGTCGGGGCAGCAGTCGTGGCCGTGGTTACTTCAACGGTGCCGTCCGAAGCAAATTGCAGCGGGTCGCCATAACCAATGCTTGACGCACCGGAAGCAATACGACGCTGACGAGTTGCACCGGCAAACACCTGCCCGCCGATCAGATTGATCGGCTTCAAGCCATACGGCTTGTCAACAGTGGGATATGCCATTTGTCACTCCAAAAATAAGTTATTTGCCCTTGCCAAACGAGACCGTAGTTTTCTTCTCAGTGAAGAGGGGCATACGCTCATCGTTCAGCCTCATAAAGTTGTTATCTACAGACTGAATCTGAGCCTTGGCTTGTTGAGCGTAATAATCGTCACGCTGAGCCATAAGCTCTTTCGGAGCCTTGCAGAGCAACAACCCACCAATCTCAATGTTGTCTTTAAAACGTCCATTGGGATCAGCTTGCATCATCAGTTTGGGTTGTTCAGTAGCCTTAACCGGCTCCCAACCTTCCCTAAATTTCGCGGAGGTATTAGAAGGGTCTGCCTGCCCCATAATACTTGTCCGAATCCAACGAAATACCCAACCTTCCTGCGGCTCCGGTTCAGGGAGCGTCTGGGGTGGGGTCCACGTTGTTTTACGTTGCGCTGACTCTCGATTTTCGAGTTCACGAGCGAGTCTATTCTCAGCCATTTTAGTTAGCCTCCAGTTTCATAAGTTCACGTGCGTATTGCTCATTGCTAAGCCCAAGTTTTTTGGCAATAGCAACTTGCGTAGGCGTCAGGCGTACCTGACGAGGCGCGGTATTCCGCGTTGCTGGAGCCACAACAGTAGCTGGCTTGTTAGTGCGAGCAGGTTTTTTCTCCTGACTCGTTTGAGGTTTCTCTTCTTCCTCTTCGGCATCTTCAAATGCCTCGGGGAATCGTTTCCTCATAGTGTCATCGACTCGGCGGTAATACTCGTCTGAATTCGGGTCTACGCCGTTTCGGACTAGCTTTTCATGCAGGCCAAGGGCTAACGCGGTCATCTCGTCGTCTTCACCAAACCAAGTGTTTCTCTCGCGCCAAGCCTCCGCTTTGGGATCAGCTTTGGGTTGAGCAACCGGTTCGGGTGCCTGTACCTGTTGCGTTTGTTCTACTCTCTCTTCTGCCTGTTGTAAAGATGGTCTCACTCTAGCGAGGTTTTGCAGCTTAAGTTTGGCATCTGTTAACAGTTCTTGAGCGTTCGCTATTTGCTCAGAGTCTCCTGCATCGTACGCCTGTCTCAAACGCTCTTTAGCCGAGCTTAAATCAAAATTGGCGTATTTCTCAGCCTCTTTAACAAATGCTTGCTCACTATGACCAAGCCGTTGCTTGAGCTTTTGAATCTCCTGCTCACGAACTTGGGCAAAACGTAGAGCCTCCTCGCGCTCTCTTAATGCTCTTTCTTTCTCCCGGCGCTCATCGTGATAAATGCGCTTCATCTGAGAAAGACGCTTTTTAACCTTATCCGAGTACTCGTCTAAGTCCTCGTTATCAATCTCTTGCACCGTACGCTTAGATAACGGTTTGCGACCCCGGTCTTCTTCCGGAGTATCATCTTCAACCTTTACCTCAATATCATCGCTAACCTCTTGATTAGCCTCGGCTTTTTGTTCGGCCTCGGCCTCAACTTCATCAGGGAACTTATATTCAGTACGTTCAACAGCCATAATATTTTACCTCACGCCCTGCGGATTCCACGGGGGTCATCGACCACCGCTTCCACCGTGTCGTCGTTAATGATGCGGAACTCTCTGCCGTGGATGACCACGCGAGTACCCGAATACGGACGGGTAAGGACAAAATCACCTTCCTTACACCACGGGCCGGTGGGGAACCGGTCCTTATCCGCATAGCAAAGGTCTCCCATCTTGATGACAAACAGAACCACAGTGGTCTGCTCCTCAACTCGGCGGGTGTCCTCGGCTTTTACGATGCCCCCTTCAAACTCTTCTTCCACGTGCGGCACGGCGCAGAGGATTCGGTAGCCTCGGGGTTCGGGCAGTAGTTTGGCTTTAGCAGCCTCTTCCTGCGTCTTCTCAATATCAATGTTACTCATCGTCACGCTCCAAGCGTTGTGCAAGGTCTTTGATGTGATTCCGTGCTAGGTCGAGACCCTGTAGCGCCCCACACAGACGTTTGTATTCACCCTCATCCAATTTGCCTTGGGTCAGGGTTTCTACAATTAGTACGCGCTCTTCTTTGAGTTTTGATTCCAAATACTCCAGAGCGTTTGAATAGGACATTAATTACTCCTTTCTAGGCGGCGGTGTTTGCCGTTGTGATGCAGCGTCTTTTGCTTTCGCAATCTCAACGCCGAGTTTCGTGCCTTCAAGTTGCTGTCGGTTTGTTTCCTGCGCCTTGTGCTTCTCGATATCCGCACCGAGGCGTGCTGCTTCAAGCTGCTGACGCCCAGAGATTTCCGCCTCTCGCAGTCGCAACTCGTCTTCTTTGGCCGAAGCAGTGATGATGTTCTGCTGCTCTTTGAGGCGAAGCTCTTCTGCTTTTGCTTGAGCCTCCATCTGCGCCTTCATCTGCTTGGTCTGAGCCTCCATCTGCTTGATCTGGAGGTCCATCATCTGCATCTGAACAAGCGGGTCTTGTGCTTGCTGAGCGTTCTGCTGAGCTTGCATCTCGGCCACATCCTTCTGGAGCAGACGTTCCGCTGCAATGGCGCTGACCTGCGCGACCTGTACCTCCATCTCTGGACTGAGGTCGTACTCCTCGTTGTCGTCCTGCGGCAGAGGCGGCAGAGCCACGCCAAGCTGCTTCTCAATATCACGGCGATACTGAAAGCCTACGTGCTCCATGATGTGCGCCTGAAGAGACGACGTAATCTGTTGCGCTTGCGGATTCTGTCCAATCATCGCGGCAATCTTCGGGTCTTGACCAAGCGACATGTGGACGCGGATATGCGCCTCGTGGTCTTGATACATAAACGCCTTGAGCGGTTTGCCCATGATAGCGTCCATGTTCTCCGTGACCGGATCGCGTGGCTTCTGATCATCCGGCAGCGGCACAATCTTGTCAGCATTGCGAATGCCTAGCACCTCAATCATCTGGCGGTGCAAATACGGTAAGTCATACAACTGCGGCGACTGCTGCGCTAACTGCATTACAGCCTGATACTGAACCACCTTCTGCGACATCGTTGCCGCGTTCGGATCAGATACCGGGATGACATCTACATCGTCGTAGTCAGCTTTCTTCGCTTTGCGATTGCCCACTTCCGGTTCATACGAATACTCTTCCGGAGTGTTGTCTCGGATGATGGCTGCAAGCAGTTTGAACTCCTGCTTCATCGCGTAGTACACGCGAGCCTGCACTGCCGACATCACTTTGAGAACGCGCTCTAGGATGGCTAGTGTGGTACCGACCGGCGCTTGGTTCGACATATCGCTGATCTTGAGGTCCGACACCGCAGCGAAACGGCGTCCTTCTTCAACGATCTTATCAAGCATCAAAGAAAGAACTTGGCTTGGCTCCTTGTACGGCAACGGCAGGATGTTGTCGCGTACCGCACCGCTTGGGATATCTACGTCTCGCCACTCACCCGGAGCGATTGGAGTATCGTCTCCCTTAATTCGTAGTCCTCTAGATTTGAGTCCTCCGGGGAGATTACTGAGGGTTCCCGCATCGACAAGTTGGCGAAGGAGGGACGTTGCAGCTTTACTGTGTCCCCCGATAAGGTGAATAAGTCCGAAGTAGTAAAATCCAAATCCGGGGATATATCCGTAGTGGACAAAGTGCTGTCGCTTGGCTTTGAGTTCATCGTCTTCTCTCCAGTTCCTGCGAATTGCTAGAACTGTTCCCGTTCCCTTCTCAATCGTCACCACGTAGGGAAGAGCAATCCCGGTCTCGTGGTTCTCATCATCCACATCCGGGTAGCCCGGCAGATCAATGTTCACGTGCATCTCAAGCAACTGGAACCGGTCGTCCATGCTTGCACTGAAGCCTTGATCTTCAGCCTTCTGTTTCTCCACCTCGTCCATGACGCGCATCGGCTCACCGAGATCAACGTCACGATAGAACCCAGCGTATTGAAGTTTGGCTAACTCGTTCTTCGTCTTACGCATCCGATGCGTAACACGTTCTGCCGTCTCTAAGTTAGACGCACCGTACGGAACAATGATGTCTTCCGCCGGGATATACACCGCCGTCTGACGATTCATCGACGGATCGAAGTACACCTTCTTAAAGGCATTACCCGCCAAGGCCATGCTGAGCAACATGCGCTCGTGCTCAGGCCGATACTCCTTCATCACCTCGGTAAGCTGGTAGTTCATGTCATCAGCGACACGAATAGCCGAGTCCTTCTTCTCCGGGGTCTCCTTGCCGATGATCTTGGTCTTGACCGGCCCCATTGCAGGGAAGGTCTCCATGATCGTCTCAGACTGAAACTTGACCGCACTCTCCATGAGGAGCGGGTGAAACACACCACACGCACCCGGCCACGGCTCAGTACGCTCTTCGTACCGAATGCCTAAAATCTTCAAACCTTTGACGTAGGTATCGAGCCAATCCTTGCGACTGGAGATGTCCTGTTCGTACTGTCCGATTAACTCGGAGGCCATAGTCTGAAGGTCGCTCTCGCTCATGTACTCCGCGAGGTTGTCATCAAACCCTTCCGAGCGTGACTCGTCCTTCATCAACTCAACAACAGCATCGTCCTCTTCAGTCTCAACGATGATGTCAATCGGCTCCATCTCAGCCGCGAGTATCGCGATCCCTTGGGGAGCCTCCATCAAACTTTTATCAACGGCCATTTAAGTTCTCCTAGTAATACGACTCGCGTCTGTGGCTCTTGAACCATTTCGTTGGTTCTGGCTCATCCGTAGGGAGCCTAATAAAGCCGCCTTGCCTAAAACGAAGAAGGGCTAATGTGGTGGCGTCCACCAAGTCATCGTGGGTACCGGCAGGGAAGTCATTGCACTCCTCGACTACCTCATACGCCCACCTGCGGTCAGGCACCCAGACTATACCCGCCGAAAATAAGTCCGTCACCGAGTTAACCCGGCTAATCTTGTCCTGCCCCTTACCGGGGGTAAATTCCGATATCGGGACACCCATGCGCCGCATCTCCTGATACAGCGCCGCACCGTTGGATTTCTTTTCCACGATAAAGGTGTCCGGGTTCCACTCTTTGTACTGCTCAAGGACAAGCGCTTTTAGCTCCGGGAACTCCAGCCGCTCCTTAATCGCGTTCAACAAGATAATGTTGTAATTCTGGGTTTCCTCATTTTTGAAAACCCCCCACGTTAATAAGGCATTAAAGTCCGACCGGTTCGTTTTCTCTTGGGCAGCGTCAAGCGACATAATGATGTGTTCGCAAGACGGGGGATTATCTCTATCCCAAACCTGCCACCACTCTCGTTTGATGAGCGCACCCTCTTCGGATGTCGGCTCCTGCATGTACTGGGCTTGCCAGTACCGGATGTCCATGCTGGCTTTCTTTGCCAGCAACTCCTCAATCGTCCAGAACTCAGGCCAGAGCGGTTTATCGTTCAGGATGGCAGGGAACTCGACCAACTCCCACTCATCCGCCCCGTCTTCCTTGGTCATGTGCTCGACAATCTTGCCGGTCAGGTCCTGCTTACTCCACCGCGTCATCACCACGATGATCGCGCCACCCGGCATTAGTCGCTGGACCGGTCCTGATTGAAACCATTCCCAAGCGGGATCAAATACATCAGATCGGCCTTGCTTGGCGTCTTGTTCAGAATGAGGATCATCAATAATGAATAGATCAGCACCCCGACCAGCCAAGGCACCACCAACGCCAATAGCAAAATACTCGCCATTAAAGTTCGTACCCCAACGAGAAGCACTCTTACTATCTGCTTGAAGCTCGACGTTGGAGAAGATGTCACGGTAAAGCTCCGAGCCTACGAGGTTTCTAACTCTGCGACCGAAGTTCACCGCCAAATCTGCGGTGTGTGAGGCCATAATCACTTTTTTATGCGGAAATTTGCCTAGAAACCACGCCGGAGCGAGGTAACTGATCATCTCCGACTTGCCGTGACGCGGGGCGATATTCACGATCACCCGTTTCTTCTTGCCTTCGGCAATATCTTCAAAAATCTTCGCTAATTTGCGGTGATGCGGCCCAACTTTATAGCCGGGGTACACGTGATTAATGAAATCGAGAAAAGAATCCTTCCCCTTTGCCTGCGTTAGTTGGCTTTGATACGTCTTTAATAGCTCTGCGACACGCCGTTTCTCTTTATCGGGCATGGTTGGCAGGGCCAACTTTAGTTTTTGCAGATTTTGTGGGGTTAATTGCACGATTTTTAGTCGTTTATGAGGTCTTTAATGCCCTGAGACTCGCGGCCCCACAGCCCAATCGGACATTTTTGGTTTGGAAACCGGACTTTGCCCTGAATGATGCACCCACATTTCTTACAAATTCCCATTTTGTTGTTTTCGCAGTCGGTGCAATGCGACAGACGCTCATCTATCGTGGACTGCCTAGCCAACTTCACGGCTATTACCCTC